GTTTCCGCACTGGTCGATCAGGCTGCTTTCATGGCTGCAAGCCTTTATGAACTCATAGGGTTGATAAATGAGGAAGGATACACAGAAGATTACCAAAATGGAGCGACACAAAGCGGTCGAAAAAAGAGTAGTAATGTGGAAATATATAATTCATTTATAAAAAATTATGCGTCCGTAATTAAACAATTAACTGATCTTCTTCCAAAAACAAGTGAAAAAGTGGAAACAGATGATGAAATGGAAGGGTTTATCTACGGTAGAAAGGATATTTAATGATTAAATATCAAGATAATTACAATCCAATTTTAGAATACTGGGAAGAAATACAAGAAGGACGAAGAACTAATATTAACCCAGTTGGTAATAAAATTTATCTGACATATAAAAAAGTTGTACACGATATAAAAAATCCAGATAAATATTTTTATTCACCATCACGTGCTAACCACGTTTTGGAATTTGCAGAAAATTATTGTAGACATTCAAAGGGTAAAATGGGTGGTCAACTAGTTGTTTTAGAACTTTGGGAAAAAGCGCTACTTGCGACTATATTTGGATTTATAGATATTAATGGAAATCGAAAATATAGAAAAGCAAAATTAATAGTCGGAAAGAAAAACGGTAAATCTTTACTTGCTTCTATTGTTGCTTTATATATGTTGGTTGCAGATGGAGAACCAGGACCAGAAATATACGCTTGTGCCACGAAGCGAGATCAAGCTAAAATTATTTGGATGGAATCCAAAAGGATGGTTCGTAAATCAAGGCCATTATTAAAGCGAATAAGGACATTAGTATCTGAATTAGTATGTGATTTCAATGATGGAATTTTTAAACCGCTAGCAAGCGATTCAGACACGTTGGATGGGTTAAATGTTCACTGTTGTTTAATGGACGAATTTCACCAGTGGAGAAACGGCAAGGCACTATATGATATTATGGCCGATGGTGTAAGTGCAAGAGAACAACCATTAATTTTTATGACTTCAACCGCAGGCACAATTAGGGAAGATATATATGATACAGAATATGATGATTCAGAGCGCATTATTAACGGATATTTTGATGATGAAGGATATAAAGACGAAGAAACAATATCATTTATTTATGAATTAGATAATCGCAAAGAATGGATTAATCCTAATTGTTGGAAAAAAGCAAATCCAGGATTAGGAACTATTAAAAATTTAGAAACACTACGGAAAAAAGTAGAAAAAGCAATTCAAAATCCATTATTGGTTAAAAACCTCGTATGTAAAGAATTTAATATTAGAGAAACAACCTCTGAAACATGGTTAACTAATGAACAGGTAGTAAACGAAGCAAAATTTGACATAACAGAATTAAAACCTAAGTACGGAGTCGGAGGTTCTGATCTTTCATCCACAACCGATTTAACCGCAGCTAAAATATTATTTATGGTACCAGATGATGAACACATTTATGTTTTGCAAATGTACTGGATACCGCAAGATTTAGTTGAAAAACGAGTTCGAGAAGACCATGTTCCGTATGATGTATGGATAGAGCGTGGATATTGTAGGACGTGCCCTGGTAATAAAAATCATCCTAAATATGTAACTGAATGGTTTGTTGAAATGCGAGAATTGTACGATATTTATATTCCGTGGACTGGTTATGATGGATGGTCGGCAGATTATTGGGTTGAAGAAATGAAAACACAATTCGGCGTAAATTCAATGGTGCCAGTTATACAAGGTAAGAAGACATTATCAAGTCCTATGAAGTCACTAGGTGCAGATTTAGAAAAGAAAATTATTGTTTATAATAATAACCCTATTGACAGATGGTGTTTATTTAATACCGCAGTAGATATTGATAAAAACGATAATATTCAGCCAATAAAAACGAGTAAACCAACAAAAAGAATTGATGGAACTGCTGCTTTACTTGATGCTTACGTTATTTTACAAGAAAAACTTGCGGAATATCAAACTATGATATAAAATATAATTAATGAAAGTAGGTGATAAATTGGGTTTTTTAGATAGATTTAGAAATATTGGAACAACTGCTAGATATCAAATGATTACCGAAACAGGCAACGGTTTTTACGTTTGGAACGGTAAATTGTTCGAAAGTGACATCGTTAGAGCCTGTATAAGACCAAGAGCGAAGGCAATGGGTAAATTGGTCGCTAAACATATAAGAACTGACATTAACGGCATTAAAACGAACCCAGAACCGTATATTAGATTTTTATTAGAAGAACCAAATCCATATATGACTGGTAGTGTAATGCAGGAAAAAGTTACAAACCTATTGGCATTGAATAACAACGCATTTATTTTAATTATGCGTGATGCGAATGGTTATCCATGTGAACTTTATCCGATTCCGTGCACCATGGTCGAAGCAAAATACGATTCTTTGGCAAATTTGTTTTTGAAGTTCTATTTTATAAACGGTAAAAACATGACGGTGCCATATACAGAAGTAATTCACTTAAGGGATGATTTTTGCGATAATGATATTTTCGGAGAACCACCAGGCGCAGCACTCACAAGCCTAATGAATGTGGTTGGGACAATTGATGTAAGTATAGTAAATGCAATTAAGAACAGTGGTTTAGTTAGATGGTTGTTAAAATATACAACTCCATTAAGGCCAGAGGATTTAAAGAAAAATGTACAAGAATTTGTTGATAATTATTTGAGCACAGAGACAACAACATTTGGAGCAGCAGGAGTTGACGGAAAGGCAGACGCTCAAAGAATTGAACCAAAAGATTATGTTCCTAATGCGTTACAGATGGACAAAACAACACAAAGAATTATGTCATTTTTTAACACTAACATAAATATTATCCAATCGAGTTATACAGAGGATCAATGGAATTCATATTTTGAAGCACGTATTGAACCAGATGCTAACCAAATGAATGGAGAGTATACAAGAAAAATATTTACACGAACACAAAGGGGATTTGGAAATCAAATTATTTTTGAAGCAAGTAATCTTCAATGTGCAAGTCTTGGAACAAAACTTAATTTAGTTGCAATGGTTGATCGTGGTGCACTTACTCCAAATGAGTGGAGAAGCACGTTAAATCTTTCGCCTATTGACGGTGGAAACGAACCGATAAGGCGATTAGATACCGCAGTTGTAAATTCTCTTATCAAAAAAATAAATGGAGAAAATTACAAAGAGATAACCGCAACAATTAGGTTACTTCTCGGAGAGGGAAAGGAGGTAAATAATGCAGAAGATAGAAATAAAAGGAACGATAGTATCTGATGATGATAAATGGATTTATGATTATTTAGGTATTGGGGCGGTGTCGCCAAAAGATATTAATAGTGCTTTAAAAAATGCAAAAGGCGAAGAAATAGAAATTGACATTAATTCTGGTGGTGGTGATATTTTTGCAGGCTCTGAAATTAGAACCGCAATTGCATCATATAAAGGATTGAAAAAAATCAATATTGTTGGACTCGCAGCAAGCGCAGCATCTGTCATATCAACCGCAGCAAAGTCATTTATTGCACCTACTGGAATGTTTATGTTACACAATGTGTCAAGTGGTGCTAGTGGGGACTATAGAGATATGCAACACGCATCAGAAGTATTGCTCGCAGCTAACAAATCTATATCCAATGCTTACAGAGAAAAAACAGGCTTGTCAGAAACTGAATTGCTTGCTATAATGGATAAAGAAACATGGTTATCCGCAGAAGATGCAGTAAGAATGAAATTTGTTGACGGAATAATGCTTGAAAATCAATTTGTCAACAAGAATAAAGTTAATTTTTACAATGGGTCGATGATTCCAGTTGAAACCATTGAAAAAATAAGAAACACAATTAAGAAACCAAATGAAACCGATCAGAAAGAAATAAATTCTGGTTTAGAAGCGCAAAAAATGATTGCGCAACTCAATATTTTAAAATTGAAGGGAGAAATAATTTAATGACAAAGAAAGAGTATTTAGCAAAAAGAAAAATTTTATTAGATGCAGCACAGGGTTTTGTTGATTCTGGGAAAATGGAAGATTACGAAGCAAAAGTTGCAGAGGTAAAATTGCTAGACGAACAGTTCGAACAGGCAGCAGTTGCGCAGGCAAATATTAACGCACTCACAGGAAATGTTTCAGCACAGGCAAATCCAGTTTTATCAAATGCAGTCGCTACGATTAATTTTGGCGGTGGTGTTATTGATTCAGTAGAAGAAGATCCATATGCAACATTACAACACAGATTGGCATTTGCTAATTTCGTTGTATCTGGAAAGAAAATGTCAAACATTGATCAGAGTACTACGGAAGCGGACGTTTTAAGTGTAATTCCTACAACTATTATGCCTAAGATTATTGAAACAATGGAAGCAACAGGAATGATTCTTCCATTAGTTACGAGAACCACATACGCATCTGGTGTACAAGTTCCGATCTCTAGTGTTAAGCCAGTAGCAACATGGACAACAGAAGGTGCAGGATCTGATAAACAGAAAAAGACAACAGGATTTATTAGTTTTTCATCTTTCAAACTTCGTTGTGAAATCTCATGGAGTGCAGAAGTTAATGTTTCTACCTTGCCAATTTTTGAAGCAACATTTGTTCGCCAGGTATCAGAAGCAATGGTTAAAGCAATTGAAACCAAAGTTATTTCTACCGCAGACGGCACAACTTCACCAAAAGGCATTTTAGCAGAGACACCAAATGCAGGACAGGCACTTGAAACAAAAGTTTTAGTGTATGAAGACTTAGTTAACGCAGAAGCAGCACTTCCGCAAGCGTATGAAGCAAATGCAAAATGGTTTATGTCAAAGAAAACATTTATGGGATTTATTGGAATGACAGACGCAAACGGACAACCGATCGCAAGAGTTAATTATGGATTAAACGGACAACCAGAAAGAGTATTTCTTGGAAGACCTACAGTTTTAACAGGAGATTATTTACCTAATTTTTCATCTTCTTTAGTGGCAGGCACAGTTTTTGCCTTTATATTCAATCCACTGGATTACGTATTAAATACAAAATATGATCTTGGTATTTTGAGAAAACAGGATTGGGATACAGAAGATATTTTAACAAAGGCTGTTATGTCAGTAGATGGCAAGGTAGTAGACAAAGGATCATTAGTAACAATCGCTAAGAAAGCGTAGGGGGTATAACGATGTCACCTTTTAAACATTATTTTGGTCAGACAATTACAACTGACACTGATCCAGATAAACAAGTAGTTTGCGATAGAAGTTTTATTGCGCATCAAACCATTGCAGCAGCAGATGTAACACTTGCGGATACAAACGGAGTACATTTAGCAAAAACAAACCCTGCAATTAACGTTGCTGCAACTTGTGTTGCAGCAGCTGCAAGCGCAGTAACCGATATCTTAACAGTATCTTCTACTGTTGCTATTGGAGCAGACGCTAACGTATTAAGTATTTTATTAACAACAGCAGCAGGCGATACACTCGCAGTCACAAAAAATTCACCAGACACAGACGGAATTATTAACATTGCATTGGCAAATACTACCGCTTCAAAAAATACCGCTTCTGCAATTCAAACCGCAATAAGAGCATTAACAAGTGTAAGCGGAGTTACGGTTACCGCATTTACGTGCGCAGCAGGTGGAAATTGGGACACAGCAGCAATTGCAACGGGAGAAACAGAAGCAGTTGATTTTACTGGTGGATTGTCACCAGTCGATGTAATTACAACTGGAATTTTGCCTTTATCGGTGCCTAGAAATATTACTGCAACATCGGGCGGTACAAGCGGAGATATTAAAGCGGTTCAAGTAACTATTACAGGTACGAATTTCAATGATGAAGTTATCACGGAAGTTTTACCAGTATTTACAGTTAATACCGCAACCACAGTTGTTGGATCGTTAGCATTTAAAACAGTAACTTCAATTAGTATTCCTGCACATGACGGACTCGGGGCAACCACAGAAATTGGATTCGGTACAAAATTTGGAATACCATACCTCTTGGAAGCTGACGAACTTGTTATTGTAAAATTATTTAACAAAGCAGCAGACACAGGAACAGTTACAGCAGACGCAGTATATTTAGAAAAAAATGTATTCGCATTGAACGGAACCGCAGATGGAACAAAAGCAATAGATTTGTATATTATCGTATAATTAATTATGGGGGAGTTAACACTTCCCCATTTTAGAAAAGGAGTATTAAAATGTCATTATTAACCGATTCAAGAACCGCTTTAAGAATTAAATCAACTGCATATGACGGTGAAATTACTGATTTAATTGATACTTCTACCTCTGAATTGTTATTATCTGGAATATTGCAATCAAAAATTGACACTCTTGAAACCGTGGCACCTGATGTTTTATTAAAACGTTGCGTGATGTTGTATTGTAAAGCAAATTTTGGGATAGCGAATGAAGAAAGCGTTAAATTTCAAAATTCATATAACAGTTTGAAAATTCATCTAATGTTATCGACTGAGTATACTGTGGAAGAGGTGGTTTAATTGTTCAAAGATATTGCTACATTAATTTATTTAGCAAAATCAGTAGATTCGGAAGGATTTCCAACAGAAACACCGACAAATTACGAGGTATTTGTAGAAAAAAAGTCAATAAAACGATCTGAATTTTACGCATCTATGCAAGCAGGCATGAAACCGTCAATCGCTTTTAACCTTAGAATTGAAGATTTTGAAGCAACAAAACATATTGTCGATTTACAAGCGGTTTATGCTACTAAAATAACGTACGATGGGGCTACATATGACATTTTACGTGATTATTCGGTAGATGATGCAATGACAGAATTAACCTGTGGTAAGGCGGTGTAATATGGCTTCATTTGAATTCAATTATGAAGAAGCGTTTGCAGAACAAATTGCTAGTTTAGGAAATTTTGACGAACTCGCACCAAAAATTATAGAAGAAAGTATTCCAATATTGACAAAAAATGTTGTTGACGAATGTAGAAAGCACGTTTTAACATCAGAAATGGTTAATTCAGTCAAGAAAACTAAAGTTAAAAAAGGTAAAAATGGTTGGTATTCAGTAGTAAGACCAACAGGAGTTGATTCAAAAGGTGTTAGAAATATGGAAAAAATAGTTGCGCTTGAATATGGAACCAGTAAACAAAGTCCTTCACCTGTTTTATCGGTTGCAATTAGTAATTCCAAAGAACCTATTGCAAATTTAATGCAAGAGATTTATAATAAAGAGGTAGACAAATGACAATAAATACCAAGGTAATAAATGCAGTAATTCCATATGTTCCAATAGAATTCGGTGCATATACTGGAAAAGCAACAACATATTGCACATTTTTACTACCAAAAACAGAAACGGAGATAAATGGAAGCGACGAACCTATTTTAGATAGGGTGCCAGTACAAATTCATTTATTTATTCCACACACAACATCATTTTCAACATTAAAAAAACAAATAAGATCAAGTTTATTTAAAAATGGATTTACATATCCGCAAGTAACTTGTCTTTTTGAAAGCGACACGAAACTTAATCACATTATTTTTGAATGCGAGACGATAATCGCATCGGAAAAGGAAGAGGTATAAAATGCAAACAGGTTTAAAATATCCATATATTGCAATATATGACGAATCTACTGGATTATATTCAGACGGATTTCTAGCAAGCGCAGGTGTTGAAGTTGTTATGACACCAGTTTTCAATTCAGTTCCATATCCTGGGGATGATGTTATTGTAAAACAAATTGATAGATTTAAAAACGCAACAGTGGCAGCAAAGGTAACAAAATTACCAATCGCAGCTGCAACAGTATTATTTGGTCACACGGTTACTGGTCTTGAAGTTGTTAGAAACATAGCGGATGAAGCAAATTACGTTGGTTATGGTTACACAACCACAATCGTAAATGACACATCGGCAGATACATACAAGGCTTCTGTAATTCCTAAAGTAAAATTCATGGATGGCGCAGAAACATACACGACAAACGGTGATACAATTACAATTACCGCCCCTGCAATTAGTGGAACAGCAGTTGCAAACAATGACGGTGATTGGTTAATTGAAAAAGAGTTTCCTACATTAGCGGAAGCACTGACATATGTAAAAACAACATTAAATATTATTCCAAAAGCGACTACACCAGTACCAAACGTTGCACCTGGTACATATGCAGTTACACAGTCAGTTGCATTAACCGCAGGAGCAGGCGAAACAATTTACTACACAACAAACGGTTTGACACCATCCGAAACAGTCGGAACAACATACTCTACCGTAATTTCAGTGGCAGCATCTACAATGATTCGTGCTATCGCAGTAAAAAGTGGTTCAGAAGATTCAGAAATTGCAGAACTGGAATACACTATTTCCGCATAATTGCATAAATTAATTTAATTAATACAGTAAAAAGGGCATAGACAAAAGTTTGTGTCCTTTTTTTAAAAGGAGAATATAAAAATTGGATAAATTAACAAAAATAACAATAAGTGGCAATGAATATCCGATCAGATTTGATTATGAAGTATTGCAGTTAGTATCTGAAAAATTTGAAGATATACATAAATTTGAAATGGACTTAATAGGATTTGGAATTGTCGGAAAAGACAAAGAAAATAACGACCTATACGGAAGAATGAAAAACCCATCAATAAGTTGTTTGATATTTTTACTTCCAATAATGATAAATTCAGCATTAGATTACTCTGGTTTTGATCGTGTTGACGAACGAAAAATAATAAAAGAAATTGATTTGAACTATCTTGAATTGGCAGATATTTTACATTCAGAAATGGCGAAATGTTTTAAAAGTAATACTCCATTAAAAAAAAAGTACAATCCGACTCCGGAGTAGATAAATATCCATTTGACGAAATTTTGTTTTTATGCAAAACACGTTTAGGATATACAGATCACGAAGCAAGGCATATTTTAATTGGAGAGTATATCGACCAATTTGAAGTTTATAAAAAATATCACAATATAGAAGTCAACAAGATGGTATTCTCGGAAACGGATGAAAAAAACGAAAAATCTAAAAGCGAAGAACAATTTCCACAATGGTATATTGATTTTCAGAAAGGAAAATAAATGGCAGGAAAAATTAGTATAGGCGCAACACTTGCACTTGATGGAGAAGCAGCTTATAAAAAAGCACTAAAAGATATAACAAGTGAACAAAAATTATTGACATCAGAAATGAAGCTTGCATCTGCTCAATTTTCTGAAAATGAAAATAGCTTAGAAGCATTAGAATCAAAAAATGTTATTCTGACAAAACAGATAGATACCCAAACCGATAAAGTAAAGGTATATACAAAAGCGGTTGAGGATTCTACGGAAAAACAAAAAAAATCTGCTGATCAGATTAACCAATACAAAACTGAATTAAGCAGTGCGCAAAAAGAAATGGAAGATATGAAAAATTCTTCCAACACTACAAGTGACTCACTTGAAAAACAAGCAAAAATTGTTGCAGATTTAGAGAAAAAAGTAAAATTATCTGAAAGCGCCTATGAGAAATCAACACAAGCAGCTACTAACTATAAAACATCGTTAAATATAGCAGAAACAGGCTTAAAAAAACTAAATGATGAATTAGACCAAAATAGTACATATTTAAAAGAAGCAAGCACTAGCGCATCAAAAACAGCTACTTCCATTGATAATATGGGAAACAAAATAAACCAAACAAAAAAAGAAACATCTGATTTTGGAAATACGTTAAAAACAAGCATGACAGGTGCAACAATTGTTGGCGGTGTTGTTGCGTTAGGATATGCAATAGATAGTGTTGCTAGTAAAATGATAGAATTAGGAACTGCAGCCGCTGCATATGCAGACGATATTTTAACAATGTCTACACAAACTGGAATATCTACAGATAAATTACAGGCATACAATTACATGGCAGAATTGACAGATACATCAATGGAAACCATTCAGAAAACGATGGTAAAAAACATTAAATCAATGTCTGGTGCGCAAGAAGGAACTGAAACATATATTGATGCGTATAAAAAACTAAACGTTGCTTACGAAGACGGAAACGGAAAATTACTTGATGCAGAAACTGTTTATTGGAAATTAATTGACGCACTAGGACAAATATCCGATGAAACAGAACGAGATTCTTTATCGTTAACTATTTTTGGAAAATCAGCACAAGATTTAAACACATTAATTGCGCAAGGATCGCAAGGTGTCGCAGAATTTACTGATGAAGCGGTTAAGATGGGCGCAGTCCTGGATAATGATACTTTGAACAAATTAGGCGCCACAGATGATGCAATTCAAAGATTTACAGAGTCTACAGAGATATTAAAAAGAAAAATTGGTGCTGAATTATCTGATGAAATCACAGAAAGTATGGACAAAATAACTAATGTAATAGCAGATTCTAGTGATGAAATTACAGATTTTGCAGAAAATGGAATTACATTGTTAACAGATGGTTTTGCTTGGGTTATTGAAAATTCTGATATAATAATAGCAGGATTGGCAGGAATAAGCGGAGCGTTTATTGCGACAAAGGCTGTAGATGGAGTAATTGCAGGAGTTGAAGCATATAAAACACTTAGTACTGCATTGAAAAGTGCTACCGCATCGCAAACCGCCCTAAATTTTGCACAGGCTGCAAATCCAATAGGATTAATAGTTACTGCATTGGCAGGCGTTACGGCAGCATTAGTTACATATAGCCTTGTTTCTGATGATGCTACATCTGATACAGAAAAATTTATAAAAAGTACTAGAGATGCAAATACTAATTTATCCGAAAGCATAACAAAGAGAAATGAAAATATAACCTCAATGAATACAGAAGCGGGTTATATGAAAACGCTTGGAAATGAATTAACTGAATTAAACAAAAAAGAAGTTCTTTCAAATGCTGAAAAATCAAGATTAAGCGAAATTGTTACAAAACTTAATTCAGAACTTCCAGAATTAAATCTTGTAATAGATGAACAGACTGGAAAAGTAAACGAAAATACAACAGAAATACAAAAATCAATAGATGCGAATTTAGAATGGTATAAGGTACAATCGGCAAAAGAAGAATTGATAAACTGTCAGACGCTGATATTTTTGCTTC